AAAGAAGAAACAGATAGCATGAAAAAACCCGCCGAGGCGGGTTTTTCTTTTTGCTTGTTCTCGTTTTCGAGTGTGAACTCTAAATGAGAATGATCCTTATTGAAACGATATATTTTGGACAGCGATTTCCCCAACGTAGTCGGCGGCATTACCAAACGATGATGCTGTGTTAGTAAGCTCTACGTAGCCGTATCGTGTCATAAATGATACGACTGGCTCGAATGTGTTAGGATCAAGAACAACACCACTTGACATCAAAGGAATGTAAGGGCAGTAGAATGCTGCTGCGTCTGTTTCTGAAGAACCCTTATAGCCAACAAGAACCGCAGTTCCGCTTGGAGCATATGAGTCAACGAAAACACGCATTGCGTTGTTCAATGTACCAACTAACTTAGTGTTAGTAGGTGCTTCGAATGTGCCTTCTGTTGTACGTGCGAAAGCTGATGTTGTAGCTGACTGAAGAACAGTCAACATTTCTGAACTAACAACACACCAGTTACCAGCACCACGACGTGTACGCTGAGCGATCAGGTTAGCAACACGGTTGATCAGAACAGCTAAAGCAGCGTGTTCGTCACCAACGTATGTAGCTGTACCAGAAACGGTAGCTTGGTTGTATGTGTACTCAGTAGCAGCCAATTGACGCAATGAAAGCAAGATTTCTTGGTCGATTTCAGCAGTAATTTCTTGTGCCAGTGCGGCCATGATTTCTGCTTCAACGTCGATACCGTGCATTGATTGTGCATCTTGTGCAGCTTCAAATGTCCAACGAGCTTGCAACTTACGGCTCTTTGCTTCTACGGCTTGACGTAGAATCTGAACGCTAATAGCTTTACCGCCATTGCCTTCAAGAGTCGCTGTAGGAGCGGCTGTGTAGCTGTATGCTGTGTTCTGTAGCGCAGGTGTACGTGAGTACGCTTGTGCGATCAAGAATGGTGATAGAGCTTCGTCACCAGCAACAACCGAAGTTTGTGCTGCTGAATCGTCTGTCAATGACTGAGCGTAACGTACACGCAGTGTGTGAATCTGACCGACTGGACCTGTCATTGGCTGAACACCAATCAACTCGTTAGCGATAACGGTTGGCATAACACGACGGATAACTGGAAGAATGACACGGTTTAGTGTGGCAATATTACCAGCAGTAGTTGTACCAGCTGTACTTTCAGCTAGCAACTGCTTGCGTGTGTTTTCTAAAATAACACCCATTGATGAGCGGCGGATTCCCTTGAGACCTTCTAGGAGGGCTTCTTTGGTTTCATTCCAACGGCTCTCTAATAATACTTTTGACATTTAATTATCTCCTGTTAATAGTATGTCGATTAAAGCCCTGCCAGACGTTTGATATCAATTACGTTATCACGTTCTTGTGTCTCAACTTCTGTTTTCACGGCAGATTTATTACCAGTTACTTCACGGCTCTCAACCATCATACGCTTTTTTGGAGCTTCTGATTGTTGATGAGTGTTTAGTACTGCTGGCAAATACTTGTCGAAAGCGACTTTCAGTTTTGGTGTCTGTACGCTTTCTAGCAACTCTTTCATCACTTCAGCTTTGTCTTCGTTCAATGTACCGAGTAACTCGCCCATTGTTTTTGCACGAACATTGCTTTCTTTGATGATACGAACTTCACGTTCTTTACTTTCAACTAAGCGTTGTGACTGCTTAGCAACATTGATAGATTCAGCTAATTGTTGTTCACGCTTTTGTAGTTGTGCTACCAGCTTGCGTGTTTCTGCTTTTTCGTTCAAGTGTGTTGAACTGAATTCTGCAGCAAACGCTTCAAACAAACGACGACCAAATGTGTTTTCTTGTGCGCTTTGGATGTCTTCTTTCAACTGACCGATTTCGCCTTTTAGATGCTTACTCATTGAGCGGCTCAATTTCTTGGCACTTTCAGCAACAAATTTTTGCTTGAGTGATTCGAGTTGTTGTTTTGCTTCTGCAACTAGTTTGACCTTTGCTTCTACTACAGCACGTTTGTCTGTTTCAAATTCTTTGATTTCACGAGATAGAGCGTGTACTACAAATTTCTCTAGTTTCTCACGACCTTCAAGTTGAACTTTGCGATCAGCACGTAACTCTTTGATTTCTTCGGCTAGTTTTGTAACCATAAAGTCATTGAATTTCTGTGCGTTTTCACGAAGTTTAGCTTTCGCTTTTACACGGTCTTCATTCATTGCTTGGCGTTCTTCTTGAAATTCTTCAATTTCTTGAGTTAGGCCTTCTGTAATCATCTTATCTAAGGCTTCTACCATTACATTTTTGTCATGCTCATACTTCTGAGCGAACTCCTCACGAAGCTCCATACGTACTTGTTCACGAGCTTCGTTCAACTTGCTTTCCCATGCTTCATTGATAGCTTGGGCTGTAGTTTCGTTGACGATTCCGCTTTCAAGTAGTGGTTTGATGGCATCAAACATTGATATCCCCTTTTATAATTTCAGATTCTTGATGAGGCGCATTACTTCCTCTTTCAAGTATTTTTGAACTTTGACGTCCTTGTCCAAGTTTGCACCTTTCAAATTGTCTAAAACCTTATGACCGTGTTTCATGTTCATAAGGCTTTCATAGATTGCTTTGGGGTACGCATTTGGAGCACTAGGTTGCGCCACGATGTCCACAGTGACTATTTCAAAGTCACTGACTTTGCCAGTCGCTTCATCAACGTTGCCGCTGCCTCTGCTACTAACACCGAGTTTGACTCCGTTCTCTAACATGGTGGCAGCTAGCTGACCCATTGGAGTTGGAATAATTTTGAGTTTGCCAAATCCGTTGGCACCGTCCATCCACATTTCTGTGATAATGTGTGATACACGGTCTAGATTGATTTTCAAATCATCAGGATGATCGATCTCACCTAGTACCGAGTTACCATCTCGAATTTGTTCGGTTAAAGTATTAACGGCTTGTGCGATTTCAGAAACGGGATAAACACGCTCATTTGCGTTTTTTACACCGCCCTGAATAAAGATGCCCTTCATATAAAGGTTCTTCTTATCGCTTCCTTCTTCCTTGACCGATTCGACTATGAGATTAGCACGGTCGAATGTCAAGTTTTCACGTAGATACAAAGCCATTTGTACTATGTCCTTAGATGCGACGCTTTGTCGTACGGCGTGACTCGATAACTGACTTGTTATCTTGCTTTACCGAACCACCGGCACCGGCTTCTTTACCTTGTGCGCGGCTCTTTGTGTCGCCATATTGCATTCCAACTGACTCGCCCTTACCAGTTTTAGCAACTGTTGGGTTAGCGTTTGGACGATTCTGATACTTGCTGGCTAGTGGCTGTTCTTTCTCGCCTTTTGCTGGGTAGCCTGTTGGCTTAGCTGGCTTAGTAGGAACTGTTTCTGAACCATCAACGAAATTTACTGGCTTTGATGCCATGCCTTTTTGTCCGCTGTTAGCGTCAACTGGGCCTTTCTTTGAACCGTCTGGTGAATCTTGAGAAATCTTTGAACCGTAAAGACCTGGAACTTGCTTAAGGTCGATGTTTTCCATTACGGCATCATCATGTTCGTCTTCTAGATCATGAGTGACATCTTCGCCTTCTTCTTCAGCTTCGTCATCAAACTCTGAATCTGATTCGTCATCATATTCTTCTTCGCCTTCTTCGCCAGCCATCATGCTTTCGAATTCAGCCATTAACTCGTCTAGTTTGTCTTCAAGATCAACTACACGGTCTTCTAATTCTGCTTCGCCTTCTTCTGCGCCGAGTTCGTCAGCGTCCATTTCGATTTCGCCTTCGATACCTTCGTCGTCGCCAAAGTCGTCGCCGTCAACATCATAGTCGCCGTCAATAACTTCGTCTGTTTCAAATTCGTCGTCGTCTTCCATCATGCCGTCCATGCCATCTTCTTCAGCCGATACTTCGTCTGTAAGACCTGATGTCATATCTTCGTCCATAAGGCTTTCATAGATTGTACGTGATTTTTCCACAACGATGTCGTGAAATAATTGTTCTGCTCTTTCGTGATCCTCGTTAATAATTAAATCTATTAACTTTTCAAATTTTGCTGTTGACATTTAAAATCTCCTGTAGTTAAATGGCTTTGTGTAATAATATTTAGCGAGTATACAAAAAAACAGCGCAATAACTGCGCTTTTTTTGTGTTTTTTGAGTGAATAGTGATATTACAGTGGAGGAATTCCGCCTGCATCTGCTCCGCCAGCATCTGGAGCACCGTATTGTTTGCGAATCTTTTTCAAATCTTGAGCACGTTCATAAGCCTGAACCTCGTTCATTTGACGGATTTTATTTATCATTGACAACGTAAGTTTAGTTTTACGTGTCTCACCCCATTTTGGCTGGCTGTGATCGTCTTGGACATCTTGCCATCCTTGAGGTGCTGGTTGATAAAATTCAAAAAGTTTCATAATATTATTTATCTTTTATGCCGGAGGAGGTGCTGCTGTTGGGCCAGGTGCCGGCTGCGCCTGTGAAACTGGAGCGGTCACTTCAGGTGCCATCGCTTCTTCACCCTCAGGCTGATTTTCCATCTGTTCGCTGGTTTCAAGATCGCTATCAATGTCAGCGGTAGAAATACCAACTGAACGTAGATCGCTACCCTTGGCTTCAAAGTCTTCAGGCTCTGTACGCTCTTCAAGCCACAATTTTTGATTCTGTTTGATCTCTTCTTGTGAAAGTCCCAAGAAACGTTCCATTGCGAATCGTGTTGAGATATAGGGCAGTTGTGACATTGCCGTGAATGTTTGAACACGTGATGTGTCAAGTTCTGCTTGACGATATGACGCAAAGTTCTGTGGTGGGTTGAAATGAATGTCAAACAGACCCGAATCAATATTGAAACCACGCCAACGCATAAACAGTTTGAACTCTTCGTTCAGCTTTCTGTCGATGTATCCTTGAAGTCGCTCACAGTACTGATTGAATCTGAACTCTTGAATCATTGCGGTACCAACACGACCATCACTCAATGGTGTTGGGTTGTCTTCTGGGCCTGTTGGCAGATATGATGACGGAACACGCAGACCACGAGCAAGTCTGTTGTTGAAATATCGCAAGTCATCGATTTCGCCCAAGTTTTGACCGCCTGGAAGCAAATCGATTGATGATCCACGTCCATCTGCTGTCACTGGGAAGAAGTAGTCTTCGTTGACACTCAATGGGTTGTATGTTGCGTCCATCACTGACTGTCCACCGTATTGACTTGGAATGCGACGTTGATGAATCTCGTCTTTGATTCTGTTGACGTATGCCATTGCCAAGTTTGAAGGCATGTTGCCCACGTCGATCTTGAACACACGACGTTCTGGAGCACGTTGAACACGATAAATTAAGATTGCGTCTTCAAGAAGTTCTTTCTGTTTGTACACTTTGAAGATGTTCTCAAGCACGCTTTGTCCAAATGGCCAATAACGGTCAAGACCCTCTGTCAGTGAAAGGTGAACAATGTGCTTGGCATCAACTGCCATTTCGTTCACGCCCAATGAGAATCGTGTGCCTGTTGTTCCGTACGGTTCGTTTGGCACTGTGTATGAATATGGAGCACTGTATCCTGCTGTTGGAGGTTGTGCTTGAAAGTCTGTTGTTGTCTTTTCGGCAACTGTGAGATTTTGCAGATTTGGGTTGATGTCTTTGAGAACATACTGCTCAGGCTTTTTGCCCTCGCTTTCATTCACAATGACCTTGACAACCTTGGTCATGTCAACCCACATCATCTTGAATGTTTCGGGATCACGAATGAAAACTTGATCACCGTATTTGACTGTGTTGCGGAAAATCTTGAACACACGTGTTTGCATCTCGTTGAGTTTGCACCACTGTTGCAGTTGTTTGCCAATCAGTTCAACCTCAGTCTGAGTGGGTTCTCCGTTGAACTTGATCTCAAATGGTGTGTCGTTGTGTTCGTTGAGTTGAGTCGAGAACTCTGAAAGAATGTCCAAACATGCGTTGACTTCAGGGTCAACGTCCATCATCTCGTATTGATTGTATCGTTCAATGCGGTTTGGGTGACCTGTATAGACTTCTGGAAGACGTGACTGATAGTTTCTGAAAGCAAAATCGTTTGTCCATGCTCCAGTCTCTGATTTTCCCATGCCTGCTTCACCTGCACCACCATTCCAAGCACCATCGTTGGAGTTGCTGCCTGATATTGGACTCAGTGACCCGTGTTTGTTCGTGAATTTTTTTCTATATGACATGTTGACTCTTTTCTGTCTATTATTTATCGTTATACGAACTTGGCCATAGATTGTTTCTTGTTTGCCTTCATGTTGTCATGCATTGCCGAGATCAGTGCATCTAATTTTGATGCCATTTTATTGTACACTTCGTCAAATTCAGCATCAGACTCTGATGAAGAGCCGGACAACATGCTGGTATTGAGTGCTTGCTTTCCAACAGGTGCAACGATCTCGTCTCCGTGAAGCTCAGTCAAGTACCCAGAATCTGGTCCTGAAAATATGCCGCCTGTTCTTGCGCTGGGTAGACGACCGCCTTCGTTTGGTCCTAAACTAAAGTGCATAGCATCTTTTATATTTGGCCAATTTGCTCCCCATCCTAGCCCTATGCTTTGTGCCATTTGCCCTGTGTTTTTATCGGGAGTTTCAGGCATGTCTGTTATGCGACGTGAACCATATGGATTTTCTGCTGGGTTGATATCAATTGCCAGACCTGCACTATGCCAACTAGGAATATTAGTTCCAGCAATCGGACGATTATTATAACCGCCTAATGACTTGATCGGGTACCCGATACTATCAAACCAGTCTATCATTCGTTGAAATTGTGGTGCTCCTTTTACGTTTACTGACGCTTTTGCTCCAGTTTTGCTACTAATTGTAGCTAGTTTTGGAGACAGTTCACTACTGTCTGGGAATGAATATCCTGCTCCTGACCCACTACTTGCTCTAGAGCCCGTTGCTGACGCAGACGAAGATGTAGGTCTATCTCCGGGATTTGATGTGGGTCCTGTTCTTCTATTTGATTGATATGAAATACTTTCACTAGAAATCATTGGAGATTGATACGCACCAGTATCAGTTTGCGTAGATGTTGTCGGTGCGGCGGTAGAAGCTACCGAATCTGCTGCAGCGGTTGTTGTAGTGGTTGCTCCTCCTGCAATAAGTCCAGCCTTTATATCTTCTTGACGCTTTTTCTCCAAAGCCGCATCTTTCTTTTTTGTTGCCTCTGACAGTTTCTTTCTAAGATCATCCATTGCTGATGTCATTTGACTTTCTGTTGCTTCATAAAATTTTCTGCCATTTTTTTGAAAGTTTGCCTCTTTTTTTTCTAAGCTTTCAAGGTCTTTTCTTATTTTTAGTTCATCTTTTAGTGCTTCCCTAGCTTCTGATGCAGCTTTCAAGTGAGCAGGCAATTCTTCTCCTGTCATTGTATAGAATTTTTCAGTCACAGCCTCAAGACCTTCGGCCATTTTTTCCATTAAGCCCGTAACAAGACCGGACTTTGTAGCCAATTGTTCTATGTTGATTTGAGATTTTTCAAGTGCTCGTTTTGTTCCAGCAAGTTTAGCGTTATCACTCGTAGTATCTTTAAGTGCTGTCTCTTGTTGATCTATAACGTCTTTGTTCAACTTATTCATATCTTCAGTTGTTGAGTTTGCCAAATTCCATTGATCAACAAAAATTGCAGTTGTCGAACTTTCTTTTCCTAGTAACGTAGCTTGAATCGAATTAGATTTAATTGCTCTTTTTTGTATTTCTCTTGTTCGTTCAAATGCTTCACTAGCATTAGCTGAACCGTTTAACAATTTCTTACTGAAATCAGCGTAAAACCCCGATGATTCTGCTGCGGATCTTTGAATTTGTAATGAAGCTTCGTCATTTACCATACCTTGTCTAGCTATAATCGTTGCACCACCCTTTTCTAACGCCGCGCCACCTTTAGTTCTAACTAGATCATTATATTTGTGAAACTCTTCACGCATTTCTGGAGACAATTTTTCCAGAAAAATTAGTATAGATGCTTCCTTCTGACGTTCCTCACGACCCTTCTGAATCTGCTTACGACTTTCGCCGGTGAGTTTGGCGACAGCATCCAACTCTTTCATATAACTGGCTGATTCTGCGATCAGTTCATCAGTTGATTTCTTTTTTCCACCATTGAGTATATTTTGCTGATTGATATAGCTAATTTGAAAGTCCATAAAATCGTGACTACTGATTCCAAGTTTTTGAAAGTTATCTCGTAGATCAGTGCTTTTAAAAGCTATTTCTTTTAACATCTTTGTACCTTGAAGGGCACTTCCTCCAAATAAAGCAAGTTCTTTGCTGCGTTGTTGAAGTACGTCAG